CATCGAGTAAACCTTTGATCTGATTACCAGCACCAGTTCCAGTTAATAATGCTTGTTCGATTCCAACTCTCACTTGCTCCATTAGATCATTATTGATCTCGGCACGAATAAACGAAAGGTCTTCAAGCATCTCCTTAGAAACCTTTACATAAGACGCAATTTTCTTTACCTCTTCAGATATCTCAGACCATGCTGGCTCTCCTTGATTCTTTGCTCCAGCCTCAGCAGTCCAGTCTGATCCAGATGTTGCAGTTTGTTGAACATATGTCACGAACTTCCCAGAAGTTGCTCCAGTGTTTACGTTCTCCAAGATACCGTATCTTTTACGTCTTACTCTGTCAACGTCTGAATCGAAATCAGTTAGCGCATACGTTCCAGTGTAATCAGCAGTAATTGTTGTAGTCTTGACATCAAGATTTAACTTACCACCTTTCTCCACTGCATCCTTGATTGCTTCAATGTTGTCAGAATATGACTTCATCAATGAATCACCTAAAGAAAGTTTTTTCGCCACTGGCGTGATTGCTCTCTCGGTCATTGCTTCGATTCGACCTTCGAACTTTGCAATTGCTTTCTCGATTTCTTGAGACTTTTCCTCAAGACCTTTAAGTGAATCGAGTTCACTCTTTAAACCAGCGACATCATCCTTTGTAGGTATGTTCGCCATTTTTTCTGTGAATAGGCCATCCAATTTCTCAATGACTTGTTCAGTTGTTAGATTTGTGTTTTCCACGTTTTCTAAAATTTAAAATTAATACTCGTTTTTGTTTATTGATTGAGTTTCCCTTCCAGGCTACTCAGAACATCATTCCATTTAAACTCCTCAACTATGACTGGCTTGGAAGGAATAGAGTGGATAACCTCCGACTCTTTTCCAGCAAGTAGTATTAACTGACTTGTCAAATGTTTGACCTTCATCTCAATGCTATGTAGTCTCTCATCAGTTCCCTTCCCATTGGAGAGAGCCTTGATGCAGACGTTTAATTCATTTTTTATCTTCTCGATATATTCCGATTTCTGTTCTCCCTTTACATCGATTACTGGAGTGAACTCATTAGATCCGAATGTCACTGCTGATCCTTCAAATAGTTTGATCTCAGATACCTCATAAAATCCACCAGAATCGCTGGTCTTGTCTTCTATAAATTTGATCTTATCTTCGATGTATTGGAATCCTATTGAATGCTCCTTTATTATACCATCCTCATAGTCCTTATAAGCATCATCTCCATCTGTGGATCTGCCTAATTGAGCGACTGCAAACAATCCGAAATCATCCTCCTCTAAAGAGATAAACTTCCCGATCTGTTTTGTCCAGTCATGGTGACGTAAAAAAGCAATCTTCCGATTTGATGAAGATCCTGGCCCACGTTCTTGAAGTGATTTACTGAATGATCCCTTTCGAATGATGTCGAAGTCTGAGTCCATTGTGTCGAACTTTGAAAGATAAAGTGATACCTCTCTCTTTTCTGAGTCTAAATCCTTGAGTTCAAATGCTCCTTTTTGATTGTAGATATTATTTTTCATTTTAGGCGTTGTTTGTTTTGTTGTTTACGTCTTGCTCTATTTGGTACTGACTTTCTAAATCGTCAATATCTTCAGACCATTCATTTGAATTCATAAGAACTAACGCTTGATCGTGTGTCATTATCTGTAAAGGCACTACAGAACCATCTGCAATAAATGATGGTTTCGTGTTCCACTTGATAATAAACTCTGTTAAATCTAAACTTTTCCGTATCGTGTTTTCGTCAGTTTCTCCAATCTGTGAAAAATCAATTAAAGGCAAATCTGCAATGTTAATTGTTGCGTATACGTCTGATATTTTGAAACTCATTTTTTGTATTTTTTATATTGGTACGTCTGTTGTTCTGTTTGCCTCAATCATGTTTGAAGAACTTAATACCGTTGGTCCATTTACATCGTTCATTGTCCATTTAGTACCATTCCAAGTTGATGAATCCCCTTGTCTCAACCAAGTTGTCGGGTTTGGTGTTCCACTTGCTAAACTGTTTAAATCATTTGGTTCACCCGAATTGTAAATTTCCAATGATTGCGATTCGGTTAATGTTGTATTATTCCAAACCGACATTTCATCAAGTTTAAAATTACCAAAACTTGAACCACTTCCCGCAATTTCTAAAAGAGCATTGAAATCTAAACTTGAAACAATTGACCCGGTGTTTGCACTAACGCTTCTCACTCCGTTGACGTATATATTTGTTTTCGAATATCTTGAAAGTGAACCATCAAAAGTCCAACAGATGTGAGTCCATTGATTTAACGGTACAGAACCCGATGCAGTTCGGAAAAAATATGACCCTGTGTTAACGGATAAATCTATCATTCCATTCGTTCGCCATACACAACCAAGTCTTTGATTTCCGACAGTTTTTCCAAACCTCCAAATAAAAGCATTACTACTATCTAACGGCTTAATCCAGAAGGAAATTGACGCATTTGTTGAACCGTTTAATTCTGTATAATTGTTATCACTTGCAAACTTGTCATCTACTCCATCGTAATCAAACGAATATACATTCGAAAATGGAGTTGTTCCTCCAGCCAATACGTTGCTATTGACTCTAAAAGGACTATAAGAAGAGTTCGAGTAATACATAATTTATTTTAAAATCGCGACAATAGATCCAGATGTTAACTGCAAACCAGAGAACTTTGATCCTCGAAGTGGTGCAATGATTACACCAGCCTTAATTGTTGAGCCAGGTGTTGTGATATAAGTTGCCTTTGCATCTACACCAAGCACTTTGATTGATGCGAAGATTGTATCTTCGGCAACATAAATTGCATCAATATCGTTTGTGTATTCGGTCGCATCGTTTACGACAACGGTTCCATTCTGGAGAGCCATTTCCTCAATCGCAGTGAGTTGTGAGTTTGCCATTATTCTTGGTTGTTTAAATCTGTTAATATTCTTATTTCTTCCTCTGAAAGATTCACACCGAGACCAGCAATCTTCTCCAATGTTTCTGCTTTAGTTTTCTGCACGTTTGCTTTGCTCTCTTCATCTACTTGCATTGCTGGAAGATGATTGAATTCGGCCTTTAGATAGTATTCATCAGAGAGTCCCCATTGCTTCATCATCGAGTCGTACATTGATTGTGTCTCTGGGATGATTGTATCTGTATAGACCAGTCTGATTGAGTCTCTCACATTTGTAAATGTTGTACCCTTCTCGGAACTGAATAGATTTGAATTCAAACCATATACGTCAATTATTGCAATTTTATCTGCGTTCAATTCCTCAAACAATAGCAAGTCTTTGGTAGGGTAACTCATCGGCTTCCAATCTACCTGGCTCTCTGTGATGATTAACTCATCTTTAGATCGTTTGAACCAATCTTTTTGGATCTGTCTCTTCTCTTCTGATGTCATTGGGATTGCTCCTCCCATGTCATTCTGTGACGTTGATAGGATTCCAATTGCTCCAATGTTTTCGAGCAGTACGTTCCTTTTATGGTACTGAGCCTTGATGTTTGAAAGTGGATACTTTAAAGAGTCAATTCTTGAGATGGGTTTGACTAAGTTCATACCATCATCTGTGGTCAGATAGATCATGTCAGTCCAGTCAATTTTTTCCTTTGTATCGTCATCGTATTGAAACACAAATCTGGTAACCATATCCTCTGAGTCCATAGCCTGGAGTTTCTTTCCAGATAGTTGTATCTCGATCTTATTTGCTGGTAGTGGAACTATTAGATTCCTTATGTCAAAGGATCTCGTTGGACAGTACGCGAATGCATTGGAGTACAAAGCATCTTGTACTGATAACGAATAGATCACATCTGACCATGACTGCATTGCGTTAGGATCTTTAAACAGATCCATGAGCCAGTGGCTCTCGACCTTGTCTCCATTCATGTCATACATACATGGATGATTTGAGGCCATCATTGATGCTCTCTTGTCGATTACTGATCTCAGTTCTGGGATCTCTATGAAGAGTCTCCAAGCGTCATTAGTATCGACCCAGACTGCTTCCTTCTTTCCCCAGATTTGGTTTGAGATTGGAAGTCTTCCAGATACTTGATTGATGAAACGCCCCAGTTGATCGTTCTGATTCGTTCCAAAAAAGTTGCTTAAAAAATTGTTGGCCATGTCGTAGAATTGATATTCTATACTACAAAGATACTGATTATTTTCTAAACATTTTGAGTGATTAGATTCTAACCATTTAGATCACAGAAAAAAAATATAACTTTTCATTAGGTTATATCAAATTAAATATATTATATTTGTATCAACAACAACGAAAAAAAATGAGCAGAGAACAACAATATCAAATCAGACAAAATGAAATCATTAGTGATTATGAAATGGGTTTTATTTCTTACGATGATTATTGCAGATTGATCAAAACAAATACCGACATCTTAGTGCAAGGTAGAGAAATGATCAAATAACATTAACAACTTTTTTTTGTTGTGTTAGGGAGGCGAGAGTCTCCCTTTTTTTGTGGCCTATCGTGAGATCTTCTTGAACATCGATTGAGTGAATATGCTCAGACCAGCAAGACAATCAGGTGCGTCGTCATTCTTGTTCTTACCATCATTAGAGTAGGATAGTACGGACTCAATAAATAGATTGCAGTCTCTTGTGTCCCTTCTGACGTATGTGACTCTGTTCTGTAGCCAGGCCGACTGCATGATGATCCTTGTGTCTTTGTTTGTGGTGTTGTTTACTTGTAGGATCTTAGTGCTTGTAATCCTTTGGAGATGTCTGGAGAACATTGCTCCCATCGAGTTTGATTCCACTCGGCAATAAGATGCTTTATACTTCTCCAATAGTCCAGCACATAGAGGTATGGTGATGTCTGTGTTCTCTCGGTTGTATAGGTAGTCTACCAGATAGAACTGATCACCTACCACTGAGATGATGGCCATAGCAGTGTAGGCAGC